ATCAAGTCAGCGGTCAGTGTTCCGAATGGCGCTGTCGGGAAGGTCAAGACTGGCGCTATAAATCCTGAGGACGACAGGACATTCAACTTCCTGTGGGATGCAAAAGAGAAGCTGGACAACTCACGTAAGATAATCATAGCGACAGACGGAGACACTGCTGGCAATGCAATGGCAGAGGAGCTGGCGAGAAGGATTGGCAGGGATAGATGCTGGCGTATTGTTTACCCAGAGGGTTACAAGGACGCCAATGAAGTGCTTCTCGACTGCGGCGAGGAGTGCCTCGTGGATCTGGTTGAGTCTGCTGAGCCTTGGCCTATCAAAGGGATATACGATGCATCGTTTTATTCCACTGAGGTTCAGGACATTTATTCCAACGGGCTCGGATCTGGACTATCTACTGGGTACCAGAATCTGGATGACATATACACGGTAGCATCTGGACAACTTACTGTAGTCACAGGGATTCCCAGTTCTGGTAAGTCAGAGTTCATAGATCAACTGATGATGAATCAAGCCAGACAGTTTGACAGTAAGTTCGCAGTGTGTTCTTTCGAGAACGAACCAAGACTGCACATTGCTAAGCTGGCTTCTAAGTACATCCGTAAACCATTCTTCGATGGCATGAATGATCGGATGACACAGGATGAGCTGGATGAGTCCCAAGAGTTCGTAAACAAGCACTTCACGTTCCTGTCGCACAATGATGGGAACCTTGTAGATCTGGATGACTTACTAGAGAGATTGAAGGTAGCGGTGATGCGGTTTGGGATTACGGGTGTGGTGATCGATCCATATAACTACATCAAGAAAGACACAGATAGAGAGACAGATTGGATCAGTGAGATGCTGACTAAGGTGAGGATGTTTGGACAGCACTACGACTGCCACATCTGGTTTGTCGCGCATCCGACAAAGATGCAGAGAGAGAATGGCAAGACGCCAGTCCCGAAAGGGTACGACATTTCAGGCAGTGCCGCATGGTTTGCTAAGGCAGACTGCGGCATCACAGTTCACAGAGAGTTCCAGTCTCCCAACACGGAGATACATGTGTGGAAGTGCAGGTTTGCGTGGATTGGCAAGCAGGGCGTCTGCGACCTGATCTACGATCCTGTCAGTACCTGTTACCGTGAGCATGGATTCGCAGACAGGTACATCAGCACTGAGAAAGCGGGCCCATCAGACTTCCCTGCACCATTTTAAAAAAGTGCATAGGAACTTTTATGTGGGGAGTTAGACAAGATCCAATGGATGCTTTAGATGATGCTAAGGCGATGAGTTTAAGGGACTACGCTGGAGAGATACACATCACTCGAACCCATCAAGGGTACAGGGCAATTTATCCAGACCAAAAACATTACGGCACTGTGATGGCTGTTCTTCAGCGTGACATGTTGCGGTCTGATCTGATTTAACTTTTCTCAAGGCAAAAAAAAGGCGCTCCAGTCGGGAAACCGGAGCGCCTAGCTATTCGATAGATTCACTGTACTATAAGCCGCAGTCTCATCGTGTGGGATTGCAGTCCCACGACCACGGTGCGCGACACAATTTTAGATCTTCCCAAGCCTGTGAAATACTCAAGGGGTCAGACAAGGTCAGACATCTATCGCCTTCGGCACGTAGCTACCGTGCACTTGGAGGTAGTCGCGCCCCCATTAAAAATCAAGCTGATCAAGCACAGCATTCTTGAGCCGTCTCTCATATAGACTCTTGGCCTGAGAGATCGTGATCCCTGTCCCCTCGATAGGGACCTCATATTCATCCTTATCGACTGTGCATACTGAGTCATTGATAACATGGTAATACTGGAAGTGTACAGGTTTCTTGTTCTGCACCTTTTCAATATCCCTTTCGAGTTGATTGATAATCGCGGCATACTCTTGAGAACTCCAGTTCTCTTCTCTCGACCTTATGTTTGCCATAAGCATCTGCTCTTTAAGATGGGTGATCCAAGCCAGAGGAGCCCGACCGTAACCAGAAAAATTGTGGATCGTGCACTCATCTAGGCCGTGAGGCTTGGAAGGGATAAGCCTGCCATCAACATTGAAGATGGTCTCTTTGCTGACAGTCACGGTAGCAAATCGACTGCTTACACGATGTGGCCACAGGTGCGAGATCACTGCTGTAAACCGCTTGGAGTCCGCAGATGACATGACTCTAGGTACGTCATCTTCGAGTACGCGATTGCCGAATGACTGAACCTCGACATTCATCCTGTCTACCCAGTGCGGAGCGTCCCGATTGAACTCTCTCCATGCGCTGTTGTACACGGACTCTTTAATCTCAGCTAAGCGATCACCCCAGTTATAAGACGCAGGCGCCCGCTCACTGACACGTATGTCCTGAATGGTTGCCGCATAGCTCTGGATTGTCCGTACACAGTCAAGCCATGTCTTGCGTCCCAGCGTCTTGGCTGAGACCAGCATATGATCGTCAGCCTCCCACTGCCGAATGATATCCTTGATCGCTGTGCAGAACTCGACCTCATCATCTGATTTACGAAGCATCTGCAACCAGTCAGCACTCTGATCCCTGTCATAGACGATCCACTTGATCAGGTTCGGAGGGATCCCCAGATATTTGGCCCTGACTTGAATCATCTCATTCAGCATCGGGACCATGTTCCTCTTTGTGAAATTGTTTTCCATAATCGTTTCCTCGTGTTGGTTTGTTACGGCCAGTCAGACCGAGCATGTGCCCCGCAGGGCACATGGGCAGGTGACTAAGCATGGTTTGCCTGAGTCTGGTTTTCGTCTTTCCGTCTCTGGAATTCTTTCTTGGCGAACTCTCTTGCGGCATAGATACCCTCATCAGCATTCAGACCATCAGCTAACTTCTCAGCTATCTTGGTCAGCTTGAGCCGTATGTCCAGCTCTTGCCTCGCAGTTCGGAAATCGAACTCGTCTGTGTATACGATGCCTAAGATTCTTCTGACAGCGACCTCATGTGCCTCCGCTTTCACGCCAAGGAATTCCTTCGGAGGGATCCCCATTCTTGTTAACATGTCATTCATGTTCATGATTTGTCTCCACTTTTATGACTTCAAATTCTTCAGATACGTGGTTCAATGCGAACCATTGCAGGCAGTCCTCGACTGAGTAACAAAAGAGCTGAGTCTGCTCATCATCACTACAGTGGAGTACAGCGTGGGCCTTGCTTGGCCCAGCTCCGTGACCATCTTCCACGCCATAAACCTCAGCGCGTACAATGGTGAGTCCGGTTGGTGTGCTCATAGTATTTCTCCTTTTATGCTCACAGCGGTCCAGTGAGACCGATCCAGTGCCCGATACACAGACACTGGGGCAGGTCACTAGAACTTCCATTTGTCCTTATCATCAGAAAACCAGAAGGCTATAAGGCCCACTGCATAGACAAGGCAAATCAAGGCAACGGATGCAAAGCTGGTGTATTCGGTCATCTCGATGTGCTCCAAGGGTTTGTGGATTTATCCCTCATCTTTTTGAGGAACTCCTCAGCGTAGGCTTTGTTGCGGTCTGCAACCATGCCTGACTCCTTCAGGTAATTGATAGCGTTAGTCAGCTCCTCAATATCCTGATGCATCTCAGCCACGGTGTCAGGGTCAGAGATCAAGTGAGTAACCTTGTAGGTCAGATCATCTACGCGAGACGCGCAGTTGTCTACCAGTACTCGAATGGCGCTCTTGATAGCGCCCTCATGAAGTTCAGTCATATCATTCTCCAAAAAAGTTCACATGCACTTTTTGACATGGTCAGCTTACGCTGACCACATCTCCGAATGGTGCGGCTGTAGCGCCAGTGGATACCCATAGCACCGGATAGTCAGGTGCCTGTGGGAAATCATGCACATACAGGTCTGTGAAGTACACCATAGAATCGACAGGCAGGCCCTGCTCATCAATGTAATTGAATGCAGGCGTGACCCGTGTGCCGCCACGGCCCTTGGCATTGAGTGACTCGATCACCTCGCCCTCATAGTACGTAGTCACAGACTGTACCTGAGTGTCGCAAGTAATGATCGTCACGGACGTAGGCGCCATGTCCTCAGAGATCGCATTCAGCTCACTGAGATACATGTTCAGCTCCTCCTGCGTAACAGAACAGGAGGAGTCGATCACGGCCACGATGTTGCCCACACCATTGTGCTCGACACTGGGCATGTAAATGCCACAGGAGGCCAGCATCTTGCGATTGGGTTTCCGCATGGTGTAGTCATCAGGCTGGTCACCTCCCACGAACAGACGCAACTTGTCACGCCAGTCAACCTTGTTAGTGGTCAAAACATTGACCAGCTCATCAAGGCCAGCGGGTATCTTGCCGATATTCTTGGCAGTGGTAGCGGCCTGCATGACCAGACGATCTGCCTGCGCCTCCATCTCCTCAAGCTCCTCACCGGAGACAGGATCACCGTCACCGTTGGTAGGTTGCTTGATATCACCGAACTTCCAGCCCTCGCCCTTAGGACGATCAGCGGTGTCCAGCAGGCGGGGATAGATCGCCTCAGCAGACATGCCTTTGTACTGAGGGTCAAACAAACCCTCAGGAGGCATCTCCAGTCCGCTGTCGATACAGATCTGGTTGATAGCGTAGTCAGTCGCCATATTCCAGACCTCATGGTCACGGCCATCACAACGCATCGGATGCTTGAGTGCCACATGCATGATCTCGTGGACAACCACGAACAGTACCTGATCGAAAGGGAGCCGCATGACAAATTCAGGATTGTAATCCACTGTCCTGCCATCGGTGCACATCGTAGGGATTGATGAGTCCTCAATGAACTGCATACCCATAGCGATGGCGCCAAAGAATGGATGCTTGATCATCAAGCGGGTCTTGACCCGCGAGATGACGAACTGGGCATCCTGATTGAGTGCCTGAATCATGATGCCTTCTCCTCAAGTACCAGAAGCTTCGCGTCACCAGTCAGCCAGTCACGCACCTCCTTGACATCGTGAGCCCACTTGCGGATCTCAGCCTTGCCATTGAGATTGACCACGGTCTTCATAGCGAACGCACTGTACTCCTGCGCTGGGATACGGTTGATGAACCGAACCAGATTGGCAGACGTGGACTTCTTGACCCGATAGGCAAGGGATGCACACAGGGCATATGCCATTGCAGGCTCAGAAGGGATCTCAGCATTGTCTGGATCAGTGAACGGGGCATCGATGTCAGGCATCGCATCACACATTTGCAGGTGCACCTCGAACATGGCCGTAGTGCCCTCGCCCAGAGTCCCGCACAAAGCGATGTGCTGGGCCATTGGGCTCAGCTTCCAAGACAGGATCTGGTGAGCCTTCTCCCAAGAGCGAGGGGATGGACATGCATTCACGTCTTTGTCGAACTTGGACAGGTGCTCAGGCTGGAAGCGCAGGAAGCTTAGGATGCGATTGTCGATCCCATTGACCGCCATGTACTGGAGCGCATCATCAAGGTCAGGCACGATGGTGATGTGCAGTAGACGATCCTTGAGGTGAGAAGGCATGGCGTTGGTACCAGCGCGATGATGCATCTGGTTGCCAGCACAGACCACAGTCCAGCCGTCAGGCAGAACGTGCTCACCGATACGGCGCTCATTGACCAGTTGACCAATGATGTTCTGGTTGGCGACAGGAGCCTGTGGCAGTTCATCCACGAACAAGATACCGACACCCTCAGTGGGCAGGTACTGTGGACGCAGGCGTATCATACGATCACCCTGAGCCCAAGGCAGACCGCCCAGCTCACCAGCGTCATACTGGTTGGCGCGGAAATCCATGAAGCCGATCTCCATGTCCTGTGCCAGAGCCTCGACAGATGCCGTCTTACCGGCACCTGCCACACCCCAAAGCATTGGGGTCACGTACTGGCTTGAGCGGCCAGTCAATTGCTGATTCGCCAGAACACTGGCGCGAACGATTTCCACAGCAGTGGATAGGTTTGTAGTTTGATTCATTGTTACTCTCCCATTGGAAAAAAAAGTGCACATGCACTTTTCCGGTCAGTCAGACCGATCATGCACACCACAGAGATGTGCATGGGCAGGTGACTGGATTAGTCATCAAGGGTATCGAGCATCACGTCAACATCATCAGCGACAGTGTCACCCTTTGCCTTTGCCGCCTCCTCAGCGGCCTTGGCCTCCTGCATCTCGCGGACTACGTCCAGCAGGCGGTCATACTCAGCATTGTCGAGCTTGAGGATTTGCTCAGCCAGCTTGTGGACCTTGTCCACTTCAGGCTTGAACTTGTCAACCAGCTTGCCTTGTGAGGTGATACCGGCGGCATCCAGAGTCAGGGCGACAGACACAGAGTCTGTGCACTCCATCAGCTCAGGCATGACAGGCAGAAGCTTCTGCACGTTCTCTGAGTAGCGCTTGACGTTGGAGCCAGAGACACCGGCATCCTCAAGCTGTTGACGCAGAGACTCCATGACCTTGACAGGAAGACCTTGCTTCTCGCCACGGCTGACCAGCTTGACGCCAGACACAGCGATGTCAGCGATGATGTGCTGGTAGGCAGTCATGACCGCCTCCTGCTTCTCATTTGAAAGATCAGCCGCCTTGGCCTTGAGGCCGTCTGCCGCAGTGATAGCCTGTGCGATTTCAGTAGCTGAAGCGAGAGTGAAATTTACTTTTGAGTTTGCCATGAGAATATCCTCCATATTGGCTTGGTTTGAAAACGGTCAGTGTGACCGATACAGAACCCGTGACAGGATGCTGAGGCAGGACACTGACAGAGGCAGGTATTCCAACCCGCCTCAAACACGAAAACCCCGAACCAACTTGCAAGCGCTCAGGGTAGTTCCAACATTGACGAATGACTCAGTACAAGGCACTGCTGATCTCACTTGGCTTGGGTCACCCCCTCTGCGCGTCCGATTCACACGATCCGCTTGTCAGCTTGGCACAGGCACCGCCTGTCACCGTCTCCCATCGCTACACGTTAACCGTGGGCTCCTCACTCCGCGCAATGGGTGCAGTGTGAGTTGAAAGCCGTTTGTCAGGTCTGATATGGACTGCTGTCCTGTCAGCGCACCAACCGGATGGCGAATCCCCTGTGGGGTAGAGCCTGAGCGGTGCCCACGAGCGAGGCACTGCAATCCGTTGACCCATTATAAACACAGGTAAAAATATATAACAACACCTATCGGCATAAAAAAGTAGAAAAAGTCACAGAGCCCAGAAAGTACACTGGTTGCAGGGATCAAAAAAGTTCATAGGCACTTTTTCAGCGCCCGAAACATTACCGCTGAGTAAAAGGGGATACAGTGGAAAGACTACAGGTGATCGCAGGCCAATCAATCAAGGGAGGCCTTACAGCCAAGCAGGATGCATTCGCTCAGGGCGTGGCCAACGGACAGACACTCAGCGAGGCATACAGGGCATCGTACAGTGCCGAAGGCATGAAGGACTCCAGCGTGTGGACAGAGGCTTCTAAGCTGATGGATAACCCCAAGGTCTCCCAGAGGGTGTTATCGATTCAGAAGGCTCAGGAAGACAAAACACTGCATGATCAGGCTCGCTTGAAGAGATTGGTGCTGGAGCGGCTTCACGCTGAGGCCATGCAGGCTGAGTCTGACAGTGCGCGGATCAGGGCTCTGGAACTGCTGGGTAAATCGATCGCCATGTTCACTGATCGAGTGGAGCAGGACGACACCAGCCGGAGTGCCGGAGAGATCGAGACAGAACTCCAGAAGAAACTGGCTGACCTAGCACAGCGCTATGGGGGTACTGGTTCGTGATCTGGCCATCTGGCTGACCCCACCCACGGGGTACCCCCCTGCGCGGTCATGGGGCACTGGTCGTACTACACACACTATTCCACACACCCAATCACAGCACTTTCATAAACCCCTTTTTTGCTATGGTTTATCGGATACTTTGCCTGAAGTAATGGGTAGGGTACCCCCATAAAGAAAAAGCCCCGTAGAGAGCCTTAGAATCGCTCTGAAGGGGCTTTGTGAATTGCGCCAAGGAACCATAGGCGCCGATCATTCTATTTATTAGCTAATCACAGGTCCTTCGTCATCATTTCTAGCTGACGTTTGTGGACTTCCCTTAGGATACCAGAGTTAGCTATGTGATTTTCTGCTCTTGACAGTTGTGAACACTCGATAGCACGTCCCATCAGTTTGAAGAAACGGAAGACACTCCTCATTTCTTCTCCCCAGAGTACTTCTCTAGCTGATCAACTAACTGTGTTAGTGCGTTTTCCCATTGATTTAGCGCCCACTCAGTGTTCGTGCGGGCTGTGTTGAAGGATTTCTCTACGAATTGCTTGAATTGCTCCATGTTCATCTCCTTTGTGCAGTGCAACATAGAGCAATCTTAGCATACTACTTTTGGCTTAGTTCATCGATCTCCCATCGAAGTAAAATTACGCGCCTCTCAAGTGAAGCAATCTTCTTATACTTACGATCTAGGGACTTCTGGAGGAGGGTTAGCCACGCAAGCTTAACCTTGTATACAAATGGGTTCATAATAAATATCCTGTTGCCTAAGGTATACCTTAGTGGTTTTATTATAGGAAGGTTTACCTTACTCTAGGTAAACCTAGAGGGTAATTGTACCAATGAAATTTGGTACCTGCAACGGAGGATAGAATGATTAAGGCATACGCCGTGGTTTTGTTTGTTTTTGGCGCCACTGCCGGAGTTGGTTACTTCATGTCTGATGAGAGCAGGAACATAGGCTTCACCAACATCTGCGGGGAACATAAATATTTCTGCACGAAGGATAGGTTATGAAAAAATTAATGAGATTCTTAGACCCAGCGCACAATGCACTCAAGGATTCGCCGCCGGAGTGGAAGTTTCTTGCCTCTATCGTACTAGCCACATTTTGGTGCTTAGCGTTTGGCATCACAACTGGAGAGCTTTTGCTCATCGGATACAGCATCATAGGGCACTACGCGATCCTATTCTGCATATTCTTGACTTGGAGCGTATTTCGCATCACTAGAAAGATGTACGGCCCACCACCGCCAAACAAGGTGAAATGGGATTTAAGCAAGGAGGCGTAGCCAAAAAGTGCATGTGCACATTTTCTTGTGCTACAATAAAACCGTATTGCGCTCTCCTCCCGATTGTAAGCAAGACATCAGGGGCCCTTCGGGGCCCCTCCTTTACGCAAGGTAATTCATGGCTGATATCATCAAGTTTCCCGGCGAAGAAACATTTCTTGAGCTGGACCCGAAAGAGATGTTAAAAAACGCGATGGACGAATATGATTTCGACAAAGCGATCTTGATAGGCACTATCACCAAAAAGGATGACAAGGGAAGAGAACTAGGTTCAGATTTAACGATATGCACTTCCACTAGCGATACAGCAGAGATAGTATTCCAGATAGAGATAGCCAAGAAGGCCCTTCTGGATGGAACAGAGTACTGATCTCACTCAATACAAAGACCTCATACAGAAACTGCCCATCGAGGAACAGCGTGAACTGCTTGACCTCATGGAAAACCTGTCCGAAGCAAAGACCAGAGAACTATCCAGACTAGACTTCCTAGAGTTTGTTCGTCATGTATGGCCTGCGTTTATTGCTGGTGCCCATCACAAGACAATGGCTGACGCCTTCGAGAGGGTAGCCAAAGGTCAACTCAAGCGTCTGATCATCAACATGCCACCCCGGCACACCAAATCAGAGTTCGCATCCTATCTTTTCCCCGCTTGGTTTCTTGGACGATACCCTGACAAGAAGATCATCCAGACCGCGCATACAGCAGAACTGGCAGTGGGGTTTGGCCGGAAGGTAAGGAACCTGTTCGAGAACGAAGACTTCAAGCAGATCTTCCCTGATATCACTCTGTCAACGGACTCTAAGGCCGCAGGACGATGGAACACCTCAATGGGCGGTGACTATTTTGCGATTGGTGTTGGTGGCGCTGTAACTGGTAAAGGCGCGGACATCCTCATTATTGACGACCCTCACTCCGAACAAGAGGCCGCTATCGGTGCGTATAACCCTGAGGTGTACGACAAGGTTTATGAGTGGTACACATCCGGTCCAAGACAGCGTCTCCAGCCCGGTGGTGCGATTATTATTGTGATGACTCGATGGTCTGTAAGGGATCTCACTGGTCAGATCATCAAGAAATCTGTTGAGCGTGACGGATCTGATGACTGGGAAGTGATTGAGCTTCCTGCGATCATGCCTTCAGGTAATCCTTTGTGGCCGGAGTTCTGGCCCCTTGATCAATTGTCCGCACTGAAAGCGGAACTACCTGTATCGAAATGGTCTGCTCAGTATCAGCAGAACCCCACCAGCGAAGAGGGCGCTTTGATCAAGCGAGAGTGGTGGAGGACATGGGACAGAGATGAGCCGCCGATATGTGACGCGGTCATTCAAAGTTGGGATACGGCTTTTCTCAAGA